AATTGCAAGCCGTTGCATTTGGTAAAAAGGTCAAATCAGTACTTGACACAGTAATTGATCTCAAAGATGAATTGATTGCAACAGCTGCGGTCATTGGTACGGTCTTTGTAGTGTCCAAGATTTCCGCTGGTGTAATTGCCACCATTGCTCTAATTAAAAGTCTGATTACCGCATATAATTTGCTAAAAGGATCAGCGATCGTCGCGGGCGTTGCTTCAGCATTTGCATTGAATCCACTTTTGGGCGTTGGCGCGGTAGCACTTGGCGCAGCCGTCTTATCAGCTGCGGCGGCTATCTCAAAAAATAGTGACACTGATATTTCAAAGATCAGTGCAGATCAAACTTATTCAAACATTTCAGGCGTTCTTGGTTCAACTACCAGTAATAAGCCGCCAATAATTCCAAAAGTGCCCATGGTGACCACTAAAAATGCTCTTGAAACAGTCGTCAAATCCGCAGCTGCGGCGTCGGTTGTCGGCGGTATCGGTCAGGATACGACCGAAGCATTTGCTGAATCAACGCCGGGCGTTCCGCTTTATATTACGGTCAACCAAGGCATTGTCGGCGATCCAGAATCCGCAGCTCGAGCCGTCATTGACGTGGTAAACAGGTCATACTTTAGAGGAACGAACGGCGCGAATGCCTTTGTGACGGTCTAAATTATGACTCTTTGGAATCCAGTCTGGAAAGTGACAATCAACGGCGTTGAATATCAAGCCGCGGTCTTGGCAAATCTCACAATTACATCTGGACGTAATAACATCTACGAACAAGCTCAGGCTGGATATATAAATCTTGAATTGGTCAATCTCAATCAAACCAATGTACCAATTCAAATTAACAACTCTTTGACGGTGGAATTGCAGGATTCGACAGCTGCATTCGTACCTATCTTTGGCGGATCAGTGGTCGAGGTCGGAATCTCGGTAGCAGAAATTGGCAGCGTAGGCTACACGCAGCGCGTCAATATCATCGCACTTGGCGCTTTGGCTAGACTGCCAAAGGCTTTGACTGATGGCGTATTGGCGCAAGATTTTGATGGCGAGCAAATTTACACAATTCTTCAGCAAGTCTTATTTGGCTCATGGCAGGAAGTACCGCAAGCTTTGACTTGGGCAACCTATGACCCAACGACGCAATGGCAGGATGCCGAAAATACTGGACTGGGTGAAATAGATCGCCCGGGCAATTATGAACTAGCTGCTAGATCTTCAAGCCGCACTGACGTTTATTCTTTAGTCGCAGCTTTAGCAACCAGCGGCTTGGGCTACATTTACGAAAACGCTCAAGGTCAGATTTCATACGCAGATTCAACGCATCGGACAACTTATTTGGCAGCCAACGGATACGTTAATCTGACAGCAAATCATGCCCAAGGATCAGGGCTAACAATTCAATCTCGAGCAGGTGATGTGCGAAATAACATCACTCTAAAATATGGCACAAATAGTCAATTTGAAGTCAATGCCCTAAATTCTGAATCGGTCGGACTTTACGGGCAACTGGCGCAGATCTTCACTACAACCGTTAAGCATTCAGCCGATGCTCAAGATCAAGCTGATTTTTATTTGGCGTTGCGAGCCTTTCCGCAATTCAATTTCAATTCAATCACCTACCAGCTAACCAATCCCGAAATTGATGACGGGGATCGAGACTCGCTGATTGCGGTATTTATGGGAATGCCCTTAGCCATTGCAGATTTGCCGTTAAATATGGCATCAGGAACTTATCTAGGTTTCGTGGAAGGGTTTACGTTTCGGGCAGCTTATAACGAAGTGAGCATCTCACTTAATCTTTCACCTTTGGCTTATTCGTTGCAAGCGATGAGATGGAACGATGTGCCAATCGTGGAGCAATGGCAGACCGTAATTCCGACACTAGATTGGGAAAATGCGACTCAGGTCGCGTAAGGGGAAAACACATGAGCAATCCAACAAATCCATTTTCGTGGCAAATGCCGACAGCCGTTGATTTGGTTACGGACTTACCAGCTGATTTTGAAGTATTTGGTCAAGCCGTTGCGACATCGATGGCTGATCTTTTAGGTGGAACGACTGGTCAAATCTTGTCTAAGACAACAAGTGCGGACATGGATTTCACTTGGACAACACCAAGTGCAGGAAAGATTAAACAAGTTGTTACAGCTACTTATTCAACAGCGACAACAATTGCTTCTACAACTTTGGCAGATACGGGCTTAACAGCCACGATTACTCCAACAGCTTCAAATAGTAAGATTTTGGTTCTTGCAATGATAAACGTGGAAGCTTATAGATCAGCGCCACAGCAAGGCGTGAACGTTGCACTTTTGCGTGGAGCGACAACAATTTACAATGCGGCAAAATGGTCATTCTTTGACGGAAACAATCAAGGAGTCACAGATTTATATAGCACCAGCACTTTATCTTATGTAGACAGCCCAGCAACGACTTCAGCTACTACGTACAAAATTCAAGGTGCGGCAACATACAGCTCAAGCAGCGGACAAGTAGTTTTTCAAAGTGGTTCAACAACATCAACAATTACTCTTTTGGAAATAGGTGCGTAATGGCTAAATCAAATCAAGTTCTAGGAATGCTCATTCCTGACGGCGGCTATATACAAACTGGAGATGATTTCGAAGGTTTACAATTTATTGATTGCAAAGCAATAACTAAAAAGCAATTTCTAGATGGATTTGAACAATTTGACGTTTGGAAAGCAGAACAAGATGCTAAAAAGGCTGCATCAAAGCAAGCGGTGATTGATAAACTAGGTTTAACTGCCGAAGAAGCAGCTTTGTTATTGATATGACATTGACAAGCCAAAACGGTTGGACTGCATCCAAAGACAAGTCTGAAATCGATATTGATTCATTCTTGATTCCAGGAACTAAAGTCCATCTGACGTGTACTCGATCAGTAGCTCCATTGCTGGTTGGTTTTGCGGCTGAATTTCACGAGCTAATCGAGCCGATCGATGAAGGCTCACTCGATGACTGGGGATGGTGTTTTCGCCAGATTCGCGGATCATCGACAGCTCTGAGCAATCATTCCAGCGGTACAGCCATCGATCTTAACGCTACAAAGCATCCACTTGGCAAAGCTGGCACATTTCCACTTGCAAAGGTGGCAATGATTCAAGCGCTGGCGAAGAAATACTCGTTGCGATGGGGCGGCGATTACCGGGGGCGAAAAGATGAAATGCATTTCGAGATTGCAATTCCGCCATCCAAAGTCGAGGCAGCAATCGCGAAGATTGGAGCAAATAAATGAAAGAGATCAAAGAGACAGCAGCTTCATGGGCAAGATCATTTCTTGCGGCAGCTCTGGCGATGTACATGGCAGGAATCACAGATCCGAAAACTCTAGCAATGGGCGGGGTCGCAGCAATTGCGCCAGTGGCTTTGCGATGGCTTAATCCAAAAGATGCAGCATTTGGAATGAAGAAGTAAGTGAATCCAAATGAATGGGCAGGGATAGGGGTTGCCTTAGTAACCCTTATTTCTGCATTTACAATGTCCATCCGATTTCTGGTTAAACATTACTTCTCCGAGCTTCGCCCGGACGGAAACGGCGGGCACAATCTTCGAGGCAAAGTTGATCGCATTGAAGAAAAGGTAGATTTTCTCTATGAACTCATTCTGGAAGATAAAACGAATTAACCGCCCGTAAATTCTCAGCAAGGCGCATTTCACTTATCCCCCGCTGATCTAGACCGGGCTTATTAAGCGAGGCATTCAACCAATGCTCGTTATCGACCCAGAGCAATTGAGCAGTGTGGGCAGCAGCTTCGAAGAGATACATATCACGCCCGCGAAGTCTCAAGGTGAACTCGACCTTTTGCTTATGCAGATTTTCTCCTACGTAATCGGTGCAGACAATTAGCAAATCGCCCGGGTTTATAGCTCGAGCATCTTGACCGTATCCGAACAGCTCCAACTTTCCTTGAAGCTGCGCGGTGCTTACGACATTGACCATCCCCGAAGGTTGCATCTTTGGTGCTGACATATTCGCTCCCGTTCAATTATGTCTGCGTGTCGCTCCTTGCCAAATGTCGGGGGCCACCCCTACAATTTTGGGAAGTAGTGCTAGCACTATTCAACTCGTCAGACTCGGGAGCGGTCAAGAGTAGAGTGATAATTTTTTATCACCGTGATGTTACATTATGTTAAGTGAATTTGAGCGTGATAGGCACACTCTAACTTGACATAATATCTTGAACGTCTCCCGTGTTCTGACCATAGCAGTCGGGAGCATTAAAGATGGGAATTGAAACGCAATTAGGCTTTGCGATGATTTATGTAATCGCATCAGCTGCACTCTTTTATTCACTGGGCTATAACACCGGGCGAAAAGATGGCTACGTAAAAGGTCGAAGCGCTGGAATGCGTATCGGCGCAGATCGCAGGGCAAATCATGGCTAATCCCCTTGAAGGTTATGAATCGGTAGCCGAAAGAATAGAAAAGTTTTGGATGCATTACCCAATGGGTCGCATCGAAACCAAACTGATCTTCCAAGACGGATCGCGCTACATTGTCCAGACAGACTTATACCGAGACGTCAATGATCTTGTACCATTTGCCACTGACTTTGCTGAAGAAATCCGCACCAATGCCAATCGCTTTCCGATGGAGAATTGCGCTACATCATCGATCGGTCGATCCCTTCACACTGGCGGCATAAGCAAATTTAGCGAAAATGGCAATCGCCCTAGCTTTGAAGAGATGCGCCGGGTGGGCTTATCGGTTGTACCACCGACGGCTGACATAACGATGACAATTACTGAAGACCGTGATCCTTGGTCATTTGGCTCAGCTATCGATGGCGTGAAAAAAGAGCTGACCAGTCCGACGGCGGTGCTAGATGTGCCGAGTTGCCAGCATGGGGCGATGGTTTACAAAGAAGGCGTCAATGCCAAGACAGGCAAAGCCTACAAAGGATTCGTCTGCACGGAGAAGAATCGTGATTTTCAATGCCCTGCCAGATGGATTGATACCAAATGAGCGGCGGCTTTGAGATGATCAATTTGCAATCTGGTGATCGATTGACAATTGCAATGGATGGATCAGAGCTGCGAGATCAGGTGACTCCCCCATCGATTGAATGGTGTGATCGCGGTGAACACTTCGTTGCCCGAGATTCAGGCAGCTATACAGGTGAAGGCGCATCACAGCTTTGGATCTGCCTAGAATGCCAGCGCAAATGATCTTCTTGCGCCTACAGCGTGATGATGAATTCGTTGCCGCATCAATAGCTTTCAGACGAGCCTTTGAATCTCCCAACAAGATCGATCGATCCTTCGAGAAGCTAAACCTGCACGAAGGCATTGCTCGGGATGCTGAAGCAATCGGTGCTGAAATGATTGTCGCGCAATACTTTGGGCTGAAAAACTTTGAACCTACAGTAGGCGGATTTAAGCTGCATGCCGATTTGGGTGGCAACGTTGAAGTTAAATGGACGCGCTACAAAGACGGGCATTTGCTTATCTCAGAACGTGATCGAGACAGCGACATTGCAATTCTGGTCACTGGCAAGTCACCGATCTACTGGATCGCGGGCTGGACTACGGTGAAGAATGCTAAACGCCCGGCGCGTAAGCGTAGCGATGGTGCTTATTGGATTAATCAATCTGACCTGCATCCAATTGAGGACTTGGCTCGGAGCGTCTATGCGATCAGTTGAACTTAAATGTAAAGGTTGCAATGAAATCAAGCTGCATTTGATTCGTCATTCATCTGATTTGATGCCACCGTATATCAAACACGTACAATGCACAGGCTGCTCATTTGAGTGGAT